CACCACCGATGTAAGCACCACCGTAAGTAACACCAGAACCACCGTTGAAAGTACGACCTAATTGGATCAAGGAAGTATCAACTTGTTTAGATAAAGCATAACCAGCATCTTCAGTGTAGAAACGACGTAGAGATGATAGAGCTTGTACTTCTGTAATATCTTCGATCAAACGAGAGTACTCGTAGTGTTTGTCTACTAATACTTGTACTTCTGTTTCAGTAGCTGCTTGTAGAGTTACTTGTGTTTCAGCAGCTTTAAGAGAAGCTGTACCACGAGTAGGAGAAGGGATATGGATAGTATCACCTTTCTTACCAGTGAAAGACATTTTCTTAAATAGGTTAGCTGCTACAAGAGATTTCTTATAAGCAGCAAGAATCTCATCACTCCAAATTTCTGGGATGAAGGATGCGCCTGTAGTATTTGTTACGTGATTTGAGCCTAAAGCCATTTTGTAAATCCTTTTCTAAATTGTTTTTATATTACCCTGTTTTCTCGATAAGCAATCATAATTTCGTTTGCCATACTATCGTATCGATCAGGATCGGTTTGCATAAGTTTAATAATATCGCTTCGACGATATTTCTTTTTTGATGTAGATTCAGTTGCTCCTGATGTCCCCATATCTGCCGATTTAAGTTGTTGCTCTCGGTCTAATTTAGAGGTATCAGTTACTTTCTTAGTATACTCTTGACGTTCAATCCAAGTAGAAAGAAGTTCATCAGCAGAGTCAAAATCATAATCATTCTGAGCCCTGTTGTATAACTCTACTCGTACTTTTGATCCATTCACCCACTTACCAAAGTCTTCGCTTGATGCAATCTCACGGAAGTTAGGATATTTAGAAGCAATCTGATTTTGCACAGTTGCTTGCTTCATAGCTATAGCTTGTTGTTTAGCATCCTGAATTGCTGGATGTTTATCAATAGCCCTTTTAGTAGCGTTTACTGGATCAGAGTAAAAATCATCATCACTAAGATCTGGTTCTACATCTGTCTGTAAGTTTCTAGAAGTTTGAGTCTTAATAAAGTCATCTACTGTTCGACGTAGTTCACCTACTTCATTACCTTGTTTACCAATAAGTTTTTCACTTTCTTGGTGCATTGCAATAATGTCTTTAAGTGATTTGTTACGATATTTCTCTGGTAGATCGTCTACAACCTCATCTGCAGGTTTAGCTGGTGAGGTATCTAAAGTTTCCGAGTTGTCAATACTATCAATTGAGTCAGTCTCTAGATCATTAATTAAAACTTCATCTATTACTTGTGCCATATTAAGTCTCCTGTGCATATAAGCATTTTAGGAAAGGAACTAGTTACTTGGCTATCGTAGCTAATCTCTTGGGGTAGCAGCCATTCTGTGCTTTTTTTCCCAAGCAGCTGCTGCACCTGGAAAGCTACCTGAGTATCCTTCTAATGAAATAGTAGGTGTGCTAATCATTCGAGTAGCTTTACTATTGCATATAGAACACTCAGTGTATTCTGTTGTATTATCTACGTACCGTTCGTCTGTATGATCACAAACAGTACACTTAAAATCAAGCATTATCCGCATTAAGCAACTCCTCATAGGCTTGTTCTGATACTTGTTGTAGAGAGAGAATCCACTGTAAGATATCTAGTTGACCCTTACGTTTATGGAACCCCTCAAAGTTATCAGTACTACTTATCTGGTTTGTTGCTTCATACATCTTTTCTACATCTTCTATTAGATCTTTCCACCCTTTAGAAGACATCGTACTAAATCGTTCTTCATAATAATCTTGCAATTCTCTATCCAAACTATTGCACCTTTTCTAAAAATGTGTTATAATAGCTCTACTTATATAATGATTATACCATAAGATTATTTAAAAGTCAAGGATTATTTTTATTATTCATTTGCATCTTGACAATCTCTCTATTTTGTGCACTATCTACTGCTTTTAGATTAATAGTTTTCTCTTTTAGTAGGAGATCAGCAACTTTAACACGACGTTCAAACTCTCTATCGTCACCTTGACCTGCATCTAGGTTAGTAGATAGAGCTGCAACTAGTTTAGCTTTTACTACTTCTGGTTCTAGTTGTGTTTCAACTGCTATTTGTTGAGCTTCTGCTTGTTGTTTGCCTGCTTTAGTATTAAGATCTGCAGTTTGTGCTGCCACTAGACCCATTTGTAGCTGTGCTTGCTGCATTTGCATCTGTTGTGCCTGTGGATCTGGTTGTTGTGCTTGAGCTAACTGCTGTAATAGCTGAGTTTTGTTAGCTAAGTTAGAAGTTTCTAGGACACCCTGCATTAAAATAGGTAATAGAGGACTATCTGGACCTAGAGTCTTCATTAAATTGATGAATTGTTGTTGTTCTACTTCTCGAGCTAACATACCTAGAGTAGAAGAAGGGATAAACTTCCAATCTTGTGTCTTAAAGTGCTCAGGATCAAACTGCATGAATCTCCATGCTGCCTTCTCAACAAATGGGATAAGGAAACTATCTTGGAAATTGACAAGAGTACGCTTATTTTTCTTGATAATAGCAGAAAGAGCGAACGACATGTTAGCACCTTCAGGTTGAGACTGCATTCCTGCAGTGTCCATAGTACCTGTAGCCTGTAATAGCATCTGTTCGAACTGTTGAGCTGTTTGAATGTTAGCACCATCTACTGAACCAAACTTAAATGGCATTAGGATTTCAGCTGGATTACCATTAGTAAGGATAGTTTTACCTGGTCTTACTTCAAATTTACTACCACGAGGTAGACGAGTAGCATCCATAGCCATCATAGGCACGGTTGCAAGGGCTAAACTATCTAAGTGGCTACGTAGCTGTGCATCGATAGCTTTCTGCATGTTGTAGCCCTTCTCTGCAACGCCACGACCCCAGAAACGATTAGGGATAGTATCATCTTGATAAGCTACAATAGGACGATCTTTCATCATGTAAGGAGATTTCTCTGCCTTAAGAAGGGAGGATTCATTAGCAATAACTACTACTGCTTCTACTAGATCTCCATACTCTTCCATTAAGTCACTAATGTCCTCGTCTTTACCTTCTTCATCACCGAATAGACTTACTATATCACCATCCTCAGTAAGAGCACCTTCTAGTAAATTTTTAGGAACTAGACCATAGTATCGTAATACTCGGATTTTATCATCATTATACTCTGTATCTATAAAACTGGCTTCTAGATCACTATCAGGAGTAGAAGCATCACCTAAGTCTTTAGCATCTTTGTATATACCTTGAGAGATAGCTTGAGCCACAGAGTGTGCAGAAACAAACTCTTCAATCGCTACACCCATAGCATCCTCTACAGAAGTAGCGTTAGGATCTATAAGGAAGTTCTGAGGATTGATTGGACGTAGAGATACTCGAACTTTCTCTACCTCTTGTACACCAATAGCTGCTACATCTAAACCCTCAATAGGTTGAGTGGTAGGGAATAGTTCTTTAGTCTTCTTAACAGTAATCTCACCAATACCTGTACCGTAGATAGAGGCTAGAAGGATTACATCTCCTACTGCTTTACGTACTTTATTCTTCTTGAAACATTCCTTCATGTAACGCTTCATGTATTCTACATCTGATGGATCATTATCACCCATATCATCTTCGATGTCGAATAGATAGTCACCTTGACCAAAGACTGCTTCTTCTATCTCAGCTGTGTGATTTTCAATAGCTTGTTGTAGAGCAGGAGAAGTAATACGACTACGCTCTGAGTTACGAGTAGAGTCCTCTGCAGCCCAGATACCACGCCATAAGCGTTCGTATTCTTTCCAGTCTTCAAGATAGTTATCATCACGATGATCTCGCCACTCAGAGACATTATCGTTAATCCAATCTACTAGTTTATTAGAACTCATTTATCTATCCTCTTTTAAAATCCACTAACTCTGTCTAAAGGTTCGTACTGCTCTTCACTATCGTAATCGTGAAAGTATTCTACTATCTGTATCTGATCTATGTATGCTACCGCATCAATCAAGTCATCATGTAACTGTGAGTTAGGGAAGTTGACTAACTGGTCAATAAACTCATTGTTCCAAGACCCGTAGTTTAACGAGACTTTTCCGTGTTCAAAGCGACCTTGGAGAGCCCAGACAATTCTATCTGTTTTCTTTTGGTTACCGTGTGTAACGTCATCAATCCTAAAGTAGTGGTTGTGCCTACGCATAAGGTCAGTAAGGTAAGGTAATGCTGCATTCTTTAGACTCCCTTTTTCAATACCTACAGCTACGGGTTCGTACTTAACAACTGCAGACATTATCTGAGAACAAGTCTCTTTAATATCCCACCTACCATGTAACACATCTGCTATCCACCACCCACCATCGTGTACCTTGACTACAGCTATAGCCGTCTCATCAAGCTTTTTATTCTTATTTCCTGACTCTCTATCCACGTTGATAAAGCCAGCCAAGTCAACTGCAACGAAATAACGACCTTCACTAGGTTCTTCTTCATCTATATGTATCCAATCCTCTTTAAATAGATCCCTACTTGCTGCTTCAAATGAAGCCATAAACTCTTGTCTAAACGCAAAGCTAGACATAGACAACTTAGCTGCTTCAATCTCATCCTTAGGAAGAAGAGGATTATCATAAGAAGTGTAGTGAAACGACTTCCAATCCTTGTCCTTCTCTCCCTCAGAGTATTTAAATAACTCGTAGAAGTGGTTCCTACCTTTAGGCGTACCAATAAACAGAGCACCACCTCGAACGTCTGCTAGAGCTGGTCTTAAGATCTGTTCGAATACTTGAGGCTTCATGTCAGCGTACTCATCGATTACTACATACGCTAGACCAACACCCCGAAGAGTATCTGGTCTATCTGATCCCTTAAGATAAATCTTACGCCCATTAATTAGAGTTAACACCGAAGTGTTCTCGTGGGCAGATGCTGTCACATCTCTTGCTATTTCTTTTAGAAGAGACCAGAGAATATCTCTGGCTTGCTGATAAGTAGGTGCTACGTAGAACACATCCTTCTCAGTACTCTTCAGTGCCTCAATGATCAAGGTCCAAGCTGCTAGTCGAGACTTACCAAAGCGTCGACCTGCTGCTACTACTTTGAACCTATGTGGATCGTTGAATATCTCTAACTGTTTATCGTGTAACTTAACCTGTAGATTAGCCATTCTTTACTAAAACTTTTTCATATAATTAAGCATAATACGTTGATCTTCTGGAGATAACTTTCCTACAATGTCTAGGACTCCTCCAGAATCAAGTCTACGTTGGAACTCTACTTCAGCATTTAAACTATTTGTATTAGAATCATACCTAGCTTTACCACTCATAGAGTTACTTTTGTCCATCATTGGTATTTCAAAAGCTGTGTCTAGAGATCTATCTGTTGCATTTACTTGGAATCCATCTCCTTGATACATACCAGAGTAGTTACCTTTATTATCAATACTTGCTGAGTAAGGTCCCTCTTGAAATGTACCATAGTAATTGTTATTGTTGTCTCCACCTACCATGAATGGTCCTTCTTGATAACTTCCATAATAGTTACCTTTAGTATCTGTACCTACATTAAGAGATTCATTTGAATAATTAATATCGTTTATTCCATCCATAGTACCATAACCAGATATCTGACCATTACCTGGAGCAAAGACAGATCCTCTAAAACTAGTAGGATCTCCTAACGCTTTAGTCATACCAATATTTCCATACTCAGAGTTATAAACAGCTTCCCCCTGAAGAATCTTTTTAGATATATCTCCAAGAGCAGAGAGAGATAGTTTACCTAATTTTGTAGCTAGATTTAGAGGTCCAGAGGGAATCAGACCATACTGAGTGAAGCCGTTACTTTCATCCATTTTCTATCTCTTCCTCTGTATACTCTGCTTCAATCGGTTCTTCATTCTCAGTAATGCCTACTTCACCTACGCCCATGATCTGAATAGTAATCCCCTTGTTACCCTTATTCTCTTTCTCAAAATAAGATGTAGGGATCATACGATCTATAAGCAGTTTGAGACAAGCCATCTGATCAGAGTCGT